CTAATGGTTTTTATCATTGGCACTCAGATGATGCTAAATCAACAAGACACTACACCTTTATCTTTTACCTAAATGATATTAAAAATGGTGGTTATACAGAGTTTATTGATGGCACAAGAATACAACCGAAAGCTGGAAGATTTCTTTTATTCCCTGCAACGGATATTTATACACATAGAGGTACAGCTCCTAAAGATGAAATCAAATACATTTTGACAGGATGGTTACATAGAGAGTTTGATGGAGATACAAGGATTAAAGGTGATTGGCATAATTTAATAACAGCACCTCCTGAGAAAAATTCGACGTTCAATGATTTACCACAAAACAGATTTGATGCTGAAGATTCACATATAACACTTATAGAGGGAGAAGAATTAGATATAGAAGATAACAATGTACAAATGATTTTAGAATAAAATGGCAATCACAAAAACCTGGAGCGTAAGAACTTTATTGCGTGATAGTAATGATAAAGTCACCGCTGTTGTGTATACATGCAAAGCAAAAGAAGGAACTAAAGAATCTTTTACTGACGGAACTATTGAAATAGATGGTGATGTAACTGTACCCTTTGCAGACATAACAAAAGATCTTGCAACTACATGGGCAAAAAATGCGTTAGGAGATAAGGTCGCAGAAATAGAAAGTCTTCTTGCTAAAGACATCACAGATCTATCTGGCGTTCCTTGGACTTCTTAACAGCCCATATACCGTCATCCACAGTTGATAAAATCTATCAATCACTTTTATCTGCTACAGAGTGGAGAGATGGAAAAGAAAATGCTGGAGAAAAAATAAGATATAAAAAAATTCAAAATTATCTATCTTTTGACAGTCAGTTACATAACGAACTTTCTAATTCAGTCTACAAAATACTTGAACATGATATTGTTCAAAGTTTTACTATGCCCCGTACTATTACCAATCTTATGTTTACCAAAACTGAGGTAGGTGGTAAGTATGGTGGTCATTACGATAGTGTCTGTATGAATGGAAATCGTGCTGATTATTCCTTCACATTATTTTTAAACGATGAATATACAGGTGGAGAGTTAGAAGTTAATAAAACTCTCGTAAAACCTAAAAAAGGCAAACTTTTTGTCTACCCAACACGGTATTACCATCAAGTAAAAGAAGTTACTGATGGAACTCGGTATGTAGCCGTTGGTTGGATAACATCTCTAGTTCAAGACACAGAAATAAGAACTGTTGTTGGAAAACTACAAGAAGTTGCTACAAAACACCCAGAAGTCAGTCAAGAACTTACATACCTAGAAAACATACTTTTACGAAAATTTGGACAATTTTAAGATGAAATCTCTATTTATTGTATTAGCAGTAGCTATCGCTGTTCCTGTTATTTCACATCCAGCATGGTATCTGCATGATCATGGTGACTCACTAGAACATACCCATGACATCCTCACACCAGACCATACCCACCATTAATATCCCTCCTGTAGAAACAATAAAAACAATATCAATACCTATACCAACAGCTGACGTACCTTTTTATAAACCTTTAGTCGTTCCACCTACTGACTTAAAGGAACCAGAAGGTACGGAGCCAGAGGTAACGGAAACAGATACAGGATTAAGGGAGGTAAAGATACCAATATTAGATTACAAAGTACCTTTACCAGAAAATGAAATATTAATTACTGCATCGACAACAGCAGTAGTTAGTGTGGCTGCAACTTTGACAGCTACAGCAGCCTTTAAATGGGTTGTAACAGCCATGAAACCAATACTAAAAACTACATGGAAGAAGTTAAGCAACCTAAAAAAGGGTTGATAGGAAAACTCAAAGACATAGGCGAAGAAAAAGAACATACGTTGGAAGTACTTGGAACTCTAGTCAGACTGGGCGTTGTCGTCTGGTCCGGTTTCATTATCACTATGAACTACATAGATATACCGATGGTAAAAAAGTCTGGTAATAGTGATATAACTTTCGTGGCTTCGGTCTTTACTGGGGCACTAGCCACCTTCGGTTTGACTACCGGCAAGAACGGTAATGGCAAACCACCAGTATGTCCTATGGCAAATAAAGACAAACCAAAAGCATGAAAAAATTTATTGTGCTTTTAGCTCTGTTATCACCCAGCATAGCTAGAGCAAACGTAGTGACTCCAGCCTTTACTACAGGCTCGATGAACTCAACAACCACTACCACGCAAACTATTACAGAAGTGACCCAGAAGCAAGTCTTCGGAGCTGAAGTAAGTACGTGGTCAGGTAATAACGTAACACCATCCGCAGATATATCCGCTACTGGTACAACGTTCTCAGTAACTGATGCAACTTTACCGTGGACATTAGAAACAACTACAAGAGCCGCAGGGCTAGTAGAGCAGTGGGATACAACAACAAACTACACAATAAACTCTACTACTACCTCACTCTCTGTCTTCTCACAGTAACCCCAGCGTTTGCTGAAGGAGATACCAATAATAACGCCAATCCCGTTGCAGCCGCGACGGGAAATGTGACCAATTCGGCAGTCCAATTTCAAAATAACGGAGCATCGTCGAGACAGTCATATGGCCCATCCATCCAGTGCAACGGAAGCACAATGACGTTTAGTCCCTTCTACATGGGAAACCATACTAATCCTTATACAGCTGACGAGGATACACGAGACTTGTATCCCTCTAGCTATCAGTTAAATGAAAACTGGGGATTTCAGATAAATTTTATGGTGCCCCTTGATCGAGAAGGTTTACGACAATGTAAAGCCATCGCTAAACGTCAGGAGGAAAAAATGCAATTAAATTACGAGCTTGTCCGTATAGACAACTGTACAAAATTTATGCAACGAGGCTTTACCCTGCTACCTGGATCTCGTGTCTATCACTTGTGTTCAGACGTAGTACCTATCCAATCATTAATTAAAAAAGACAATGTTAGCAATTCTAAAACCTCTAGTTCTAACTGGTTTAAAAAGCCCTAAATTTAAACTTTTCGTTGTTCAATTATTAGAAAAATTAGTAGCCCAGAGTGATAATGAGCTGGACGATAAAGCATTAGCAATAGTCAAAAAGGGATTAGACATCAAATAAGTGGAATTGATTACACCACCCGTAGGATTCTGGATAAAGGATGACTTATCAGAAGATTTAGTACAGCACCTTTGGACTTGTATAGAAAATAAAAAAGGGGAAGCCAGATATGCTTTAGCTGGCAATATAAGTCATAGTTACGATATACCCGACATACAAAGTAAATTTTTTAAATACCTATCTACTTTAGTTAATAGATATAACTCAGAATTTGGTCATCCTCATCACAATACGTTAGTGCGTAGAGAGTGGGCTTTAGAGTTAGATAGGTTTTGGGTTAACTACCAAAAGAAAGGTGAGTTCAACCCAATTCATAACCATAATGGCATGTATTCTTTTGTTGTATGGCTAAAAATTCCTTACGACACAGAACAAGAGAAACAAGCTGAATGGATGAGCGATATAAAAATGAGCGAAAGAGTAGCAGGGTGTTTTAGTTTTTCCTATACAAATATATTGGGACAAATTAAAAATATGGTCTATGAATTAAATTCAGAAAATGAAAATATGATAGTTTTCTTTCCATCTGGATTACATCATCAGGTTTACCCATTCTATTCGAGTGACGAAGAGCGTATATCAATATCAGGAAACATATCGATAAATCTACATGGCAAACGTAAAACTCAAAATAGGGAAGCATAAAAGCCGTACAGGTGGGCTTACCAAAGCTGGCAGAGAGAAATACAACAGAGAGACAGGATCTAACCTCAAGGCTCCACAGCCACAAGGTGGTCCAAGAAAAAGATCTTTTTGTGCTCGTATGTCAGGAGTAAAAGGACCAATGAAAGACAGCAAGGGTCGTCCTACAAGAAAGGCTCTTGCATTACGTAAATGGAAATGTTAATCAATGGCACACAAAAGTAAAGGTTCTTGCAAAGGAATGAAAAAAGGAGGAAAGAAGTATGGTCGCTAAACGTGGATTGTATGCAAACATTCATGCTAAGAGAAAGCGCATCGCAGATGGCTCTGGCGAGAAGATGAGAAAACCTGGGGCTAAAGGTGCTCCTACTGCTGCAAATTTTAAACGTGCAGCTAAAACAGCTAAAAAAAGAAAATGAAAAAAGCAACTGAAGAACAGTTTAATGAACTGCATCAGTTGGTCACACAAGAGTTTTTATCAAGAGTCAAGAGTGGTGAAGCAACCACTCAAGACTTAAAAGCAGCCTGTGATTGGCTGAAGACAAACGATATATCAGGTGTTGCCTACGATGGCAGCCCTTTATCAAAGTTGGCAAGCATGTTGCCAGAAGTAGATCCAGATTTAGTAAAGGCGAAGCTTTATGGCAAGTACAAGTAATTACTACAAGTCCAACCCAGAGGCTCGAAAGAAACGTCTCAAACAACAAGCAAAATACAACAAAACAAAAAAAGGAATAGAACTACGTGTCAACGCAAATCGACTTAATAGGCAACTTGGTACCTATGGAAATGGAGATGGGAAAGACGCTGCTCACTATAAGGGGAGTAAGACCAAAGGCCGACTCCAAGACCCGTCAGTCAATAGAAAAAGCAGACTCAAGATACGTAAATGACCCCTCTATTACCTAGTCCTAAACATTATTTATACAACTTAATAACCATGACAAGTCCTGACGCTAAGAAGCTCTGGAGAAGAGCTATAAAAGAGCACTTCAACTGTACATGTGTTTATTGCGGAAAAACTTATGATTTTAATGAACTTACACTCGATCACGTACACCCTCGCTGTAAGGGTGGCGAAGACCTTACAACTAATGTTGTATGCGCCTGTCAGCAGTGCAATCAGGACAAAGGTAGTAGGAACTGGCTTATATGGATGAGAGACAGATTTGGACATATACCACTTAGAGAAAGAAAGATAAGCGATCATATCGCTGCATAAATAAATGGAAGAACATTTAGTTGCCCTACAGGCAGACTTCAAGCTGTTTCTGCAAGCTTTGTGGAACCAGCTGGATCTGCCTTCACCAACTAGGGCACAATATGCAATCGCAGACTATTTACAGAATGGTCCTAAGCGATTACAGATACAGGCGTTTCGTGGAGTAGGTAAGAGCTGGATTACCGGTGCTTTTGTCTTATGGACACTATTTAACGACGCTGAAAAGAAAATAATGATCATTTCTGCTTCCAAGGAAAGGGCAGACAACATGAGCATATTTTTACAGAAACTAATTATAGAAACACCATGGCTAAGTCACTTACAACCAAAGAGCGACGACAGCAGATGGTCAAGGATTTCCTTCGACGTAAACTGCGCTCCTCATCAGGCTCCATCCGTGAAGAGTGTTGGTATTACTGGTCAGTTAACCGGAAGTCGTGCCGATCTGATGATTCTGGACGACATAGAGGTGCCAGGAAACTCCATGACGGAGTTGATGCGTGAAAAACTTCTACAACTTTGCACAGAAGCGGAAAGTATCCTTACCCCGAAAGACGATAGCCGTATTATGTATCTCGGGACTCCTCAGACTACTTTTACTGTTTATCGTAAGTTGGCAGAGCGTGCGTATCGCCCCTTCGTTTGGCCCTCCAGATATCCGAAAGACGTTACACCCTACGAAGGATTAATAGCCCCACAATTACAGGAAGACATAGATGATGGTGCCGAAGCAGGACAACCTACAGACCCAGACCGGTTTGATAACGAGGATTTACTGGAAAGAGAATCGGCAATGGGACGAAGCAACTTTATGCTTCAGTTCCAGCTGGATACGACTCTCAGTGATGCTGAGAAGTTTCCTCTTAAGATGTCTGACCTTATTATTACCAGCGTTAATCCTACTGAAGCACCCGACAACATCGTATGGTGCTCAGATCCAAGAAATATCCTTAAAGACCTACCAACAGTTGGGCTGCCTGGAGACTACTTCTACTCCCCTATGCAAATACAGGGAGAGTGGACTCCATACTCAGAAACCATCTGCGCCGTCGACCCATCCGGACGAGGGTCCGACGAAACAGCCGCATGCTATCTCTCCCAAAAGAACGGCTTTCTATACCTACATGAGGTGCGTGCCTACAGAGACGGGTATTCAGATGCGACCCTGCTCGATATATTAAAAGGCTGTAAAAAGTACGACGCAACCACGTTAGTTATAGAGACAAACTTTGGAGACGGAATAGTTAGTGAATTATTTAAAAAACATATTCAACAAACAAAACAGAGAATATTTATTGATGAAGTTAGAGCGAATGTTAGGAAAGAAGACAGAATCATTGACTCTCTTGAACCTGTTCTTAATCAACATCGTCTTGTTGTTAACCGTGATGTTATCGATTGGGATTATAGATCCAATCCAGACGCAGCACCGGAACAAAGGCTTCTATACATGCTGTTCTACCAAATGAGCCGTATGTGCCGGATGAAGTATGCAGTTAAGCATGACGACAGAATTGACTGTCTAGCTATGGCAGTCAAATACTACACAGATAGTCTGTCTATTTCGGCAAAGGCTCAGATCCAGATGAAGAAAGACGAAGAGTTCCAAGATTTACTGGAACAGTTCATAGACAATCCTCAAATGGCTACCAATCATTTGGTGTTGGGGATGGATAAAGAACAAAGACAACAAGCTAGAGGTTTATCTAACGGAAACTCAGTCCCTCACTGGAACTAGGGGGGTACCCTACGTAATACAGGGGAAGGGTGGACCCTTGTAGGGGACCTTCGGGTCCCTTTAACTAATATCCGTGAATGATATTACTGAAAACAACTCCCCCAACCTACATATAAACAGTAATAACACTATATATGCCTAGATTGAAGCTGGAGAGATTCCGGAAACTGTACAAGAGTCTGAAGACTCCTTGGAAACCGATAAATTGGATAATTTTAGGTTATTTAATTGGATGGGAGCAGAAGTATATAGAGTATGTGTCAAAAGAAACTGTAGATACTGCCATAAAGGAGTACATGCAGACCTATGATGACCGCGTTTATAAGGCAGTGGTCCAGGAAACAGAGGATGGTGGTTTTACCATTGGCTATTTCCCAGAAGACGATGAAAAATGACATAAATTTCTGAAGCCTATTCGCAATATGGACGGTCGCAAAAAACCCCCAAGGCCCCTGCAAACACTGGCCGTCCGCTTTTATAGCGGATGTCAAGTCAATAGGCGCAATGGATTTGAAAAAAAACATTGCCAAGGGGTCTAAATTTTGCCAAATTTTGCGCGATTTTCGAGCGGCTCGGCGGCGGTCGTCTCGCCGTCTCACTCTCTCGCGATCTGTAACGATTTAATTATTAATGAATGCACTTAGATAATTAATTCATTTAATTAGCTAAATATTTAATAAAACAGTCAATAAATAAGTATAAATACTTTAAAATTGGTAAAATCGCTGAGATCCATTGGTATACCTGGAGTTTGGGCGATTTGGGTATATATTTGCACTAAATTAACCATTGCACTAATAAAGTAATAGATTTATAATTAATACAATTACGTTGTGGCCGGATGGCCGCCCCGAGCCGTAAGG